AATCCCAAGTAGCTCAGTGGCAGAGCCGCCGACTGTTAATCGGCTGGTCGCTGGTTCAAATCCAGCCTTGGGAGTAAAGGGACTGGAATGCATCCTGGCTCACATCTCCGAGAGAAAAAAGAATCGGAACAACAACCCATGTGAGAGAGAGGTGGGATCCCTCTTGAGCCTCCCCTGCTGACGAGTGGGGGATATTTCCCAGGGGAATTAGCTCAGTTGGTAGAGCACCTGCTTTGCACGCAGGGGGTCAGCGGTTCGAGTCCGCTATTCTCCATATATAATAGGAATTGGATGAGAATATGTTTGAGCTAAGTGATGCGATGGAGGTCGCTCAAATTGATAACATCGGACCAAATGCTGTTACTTGTATTGTTGTCGATAACCTTTATGCAAATCCAGATGAAGTTAGAAGATTTGCACTAGAACATAGGGACGAAGCGGGAAAGATTAATGAATACTGTGACTATGGTGATCGGTTAGCAATTAAGCATAAGGACATCCGCAACATAAAAGAAGTTGTTGATGATTTTGTTAGGAACCGTGCTATCTGGAATAACTGGTATGATGAGTTATCATACGAAACTAACTGGCATGATGCCGAGTTTCTAGTAAATTTCACCAGTCACCAAACTTTAGTCAATAACCCATTTGGGTTAGTTCCACATCAAGACACATATCTAAGATTCCAACTACCAAGTAGATTTGGAGTTGTAATCTATTTGAATACTCCTGAGGAATGTGAGGGAGGCACAAACTTTTATAGTTACCTTGGCAAACAAGGAGTTGAAAGATCTTTGTTATATGAAAAACAGTTTAGAGATATGACAGGTGCTGATAACAAATGCACAGAGACATATCAAGATTTGTTCAATCAACTTCAAATATCCTCTGCACTAGAAATTGAAGCAGAGATTGGAATGAGATATAATAGAATGCTCATTTACCCTGTAGATGTTCTTCATGCACCAAGTATGGCTCCTGGATGGTTCAAAGATCATGAAAGGATTGCACAGGTAATGTTCTTATGAACCAAAACCTATTGAAGTATAATCATGAAGTCATTCCGAACTTTATTTCTTCTATAGATGCAAAGAATCTGGCAGAAGAATTCAAAGTAAATGACAATTATTACAAATTTAAGGGAGATACTCAGGCACCCAATTCTGCTTCTTCATATAACTATCTCCCTTCATTAGAATTATTAGTCAATAAGGTATCTGAAGTAAGTCGTATTGCTGGAGAACAAGTCCTCCCAACATTCTCTTATGGTAGGATTTATCGCAAGGGAAGTAAACTCAAGAAACATATAGATCGTCCCTCAAGTGAGGTGACTGTTACACTACATCTTCATGGAGATAAACCATGGCCAATTTGTATTGAAACACCAGATGGCGAGGAAGTATGTGTTGATCTAAATCCTGGTGATGCTATGATCTATCTTGGTTGTATTGCGAAACATTGGAGACCAGAATTTAAGGGAAGTGAATATACTCAGTTTATCCTCAACTATGTTAGAAGTCGTGGTTGTTATGGTGTTACTTATTTTGATAAAGCAAACTGTGATGGAAGACCAGATATTCTAAAGAAAGAGTATGATTTGCACAGGTAATTTTTTTGTGATATAATTATCATGTGTGAAGGAAGTGCGACCTCTCTGACCTCAGGGTCGGAGGGGTTTTTTCATTGTCTAAATACAGAAAGGAATCATATATTGAGCAGATAAAATGCCTCTATCAAGATTAGAAAATTTTCTAAAGAACGCTGAAGGTAATATTCTATATGTAAATCCAAGCGATTTTGACGCTACTGATAGTATTGAAAACCGTGGTAACTCGCAGACGAGACCCTTTAAGACTATTCAAAGAGCATTGATTGAGGCTGCTCGTTTCTCTTATCAGACGGGTAAAAATAATGACAAAATCGACAGAACAACTATTCTGGTTTTTCCTGGCGTTCACTACATTGATAACAGACCAGGATATACTGTAACAAATAACAGTGGAACTGCTGAATTTAAGGTAAGAAAGAATGCTGGTTGGCAACCTGCTGACCTGACTCAGTTCACTTCTGAGACCAACTTTGATGTTCTAGATCCCAATAACGAACTCTATAAGTATAACTCTACGGAAGGTGGAGCAATTCTCCCCCGTGGTACTTCTATCATTGGTTTAGATCTCCGTAAAACTAAACTGAGACCACTATATGTACCCGATCCTCTAGATGATAACCAGTTATATGGTGGTATTCTTCGTGTTACTGGTACTTGTTACTTTACCGCTTTCACGATCTTTGACGCAGATATTTCTAGAACTGCATATTACGACTACGATAGCAATACCAAAACTCCTACATTCTCTCACCACAAACTTGCTGCATTCACCTATGCAGATGGTGTAAACAATGTACTAATCAATGGAACTGACTCTGGTCTAACTGACCTGGATATGTTCTACTTTAAGGTAGCAAAAGCTTATGGTGATGCTTCTGGTAGACCAGTTCCCGACTATCCTACATTTGATGATTTTGAACCAAGTGTAGACGAATTTAGAATTGTTGGTGACCTTGCTGCTGACCCTGTTGGTATTACCTCCATTAAGGCAGGTGATGGTAACACTCCTAGCAACATCATTACTGTCGATACAACCAAAGCGCATGGACTATTCAAGGATACTCCTGTTCTTATTGCTGGTATCACAACATCTGTTAACTCATACAACGGATCCTTCCTAGTTGAGGAAGTTATCAGCGATACTGAGTTCACATATCTCGCTCCTAGTGTACCTATTACTGCACTACCAACCCCTCAGGAGATTCAGAATTCGTCTGTAATCATCGAACCTGATACTGTTGGTTCTGCATCACCTTACGTCTTTAACTGTTCTCTACGTTCCGTATATGGTCTTAATGGACTAGATTGTGACGGTGATAAAGCCACTGGATTCAAATCCATGGTTTGTGCTCAGTTTACGGGTATCTCTATTCAAAAGGATGATAATGCTTTCATTCTTTATAATCCAGACACTGCTGTCTTCAACGATGACCTGAGTGTATCTGATTCAGATAGACCTCTACACTCAAACTCTAAGGCAATCTATAAACCAACGTTTGAAACCTCTCACATGAGAGTAAGGAACAACGCTGTTGTTCAGTTGGTTTCTATCTTCGCTATTGCATATGCACGTCACTTCCATGCAGAAAGAGGTGGTGACGCATCTATTACTAACTCTAACTCCAACTTTGGACAAACTGCTCTGGAGTCTAGTGGTTTCAGACCAGAGTCTTTTAACCGTGATGATGTTGGATATATCACTCACGTTCTTCCACCTAGAGAGATTCCAAAAGCAGAAACTACTGCATCCTGGTTAACACTTGACACACAGAAGACTGTTGGTGTTGGTATTACCGACAGACTATATCTTTATGGTTATAACACTGAGGAAATTGTTCCACCTGCAGAAATTGACTCCTATAAAATTGGTGCTAAACTGAAGGACAAACTGTTCCTTTCTGTTATTAACACCCTAACTGGTCAAGCAGTTCAAGAAATTTATGAGACTCCTATTCTCATGCAAGTTCCTTCTGGAACAGGTGTTGAGGCAGAAAAAGAATACCAAGTCATCAGAAATTCTGGTGTTAATGCCATTATTTCTAACGTTATCTCCCTAAAAACAAATCACCAGTTTGTTAATGGTGAGAAGATTAGAGTATTTTCTAACACTGGTGAAACTCCAAACGGTATTCAAAATGATAAGATCTACTATGCCATTGCTGGTGGTAATCTTGCAGCAAATAGAATTCAGTTAGCATCCACTTTCAATGATGCTCTTGCTCGTAGACCTCTCACTGGATTATCAAATGGTGGTGGTGAATTAACTGTTAGATCTAGAGTTTCCGATAAAAAGCCAGGAGATCCTGGACATCCAATTCAGTGGGATGGCGTCAATAATCAATGGTATATCTTGGGTCACCCAAGTGAAACCTTTAACCAAATCTTCCCAGCACTTAGAACTATTGGTGCAGGTGTTATTGGAGATGAAACTGGTTCTACTTACGTCAGTCGTAGAGTAGACAATAGATCTCTGATTGATAGATTGTATCGTGTTAGATATGTTCTGCCTAAGGAACATGTTGATGCTCGTGCTCCTAAACCTGGATTTGTTCTACAGGAATCTAAAACTGTTGGTATTGGTAGTGCATCCTTCCTGACTGCTGATCTATCTAACCCAACTCAACTTAAGAATCTAAAGATCATTAAGAATGCTACATTTAGTGGCACATCTATTACGATTGAAACAGAACTCCCTCACAGATTGATGGCGGGTGATCAGGTTAAGATCAAGAATGTTGAGTCTGTTAATAATCCACTCAATACTTACAAAGTTGGATATAACGGTGAATTTGAAATCGATCAGATCGTCTCCAGTAAATCATTCAAAATTGCTGGAATTACAACTGATCCTGGTTTGTTCCTCAATGAAATTAACGAGAGAACAACACAACAACAGATCGAAGATCTTCCTGTAGTTGAAAGATCCAAGGCATTCGACTCTCTATATGTCTATAGAGTACAAGAATCTAAACCACATATTCCTGGAACTTCTGGGCAAGATGGTGTATATAATTTGACTCTTGTTTGTGGTTCTATTCCTCTGGATAAGGATCTTGGTTTCGGTGTATCTACAAAGTCTTTCTCTCAAGATATTAGAAATCTTTATCCACAACAGGATAGAGATAACTATGAGTCTGATCCACAACCATCTATCACTCATGCTGACGCAAGTGTTATTGGTAATGTAATTTCTAATGATAGAAAACTATCCCTAACCCGTGAAGCACTTGGATACTTCATGCAAGGTCAGAGAGTTGGTTATGCTGTTACTGGTGCAGTTATTACTGGTACAGGTAACACCACTCTCACAATGTTCACTGATGCTGAACACCACTTCAATCAGATTAAGAGTCTGAGTATTGTAAATCCTGGTGCAGGATATAATAATGGTTCTGGTATTGCAACTGTTATCTATGCTGCAGATCTTGAGAACGTTGCTCTAACTGGTAAGAAGGCATCTGCTAAGGTACAAATCTCTGCTGCAGGTACTGTTACTAGTGTAGAGATTGTTGATGGTGGTACTGGTTATGGTATCGGAAATACCATGACTATTTCTGCTTTCCCAGCAGGAGCACCTACAACTAATGCTGTTGTTGAAGTTACTGGTGTATTTGATAATGTGTATGATGGTATGCATCTATCTGGTTTCGCAGATCCTATTCTGAACGGAACATTTAAGATTGTAGATATTCCATCTTCTAAATCTATTTCTGTTGAGATTCCCCAAGAAAGAGGACTTGGACCTTACTATACAGAAAGAGATGATAGAAGACTGCCAACATATCACCTGGCAAACATTGGTGTTGGCGTAACCTATATCCACGTTGTTAATAGAGATGAAGGCACAGTACAGATTCTGACTGATGCAAACCACACTCTAGTTGCTGGTAATTGTTTCACCATTCAAGGAACTGGAAACACTAACTGGGATGATCAAATCTTTATTGTTGATGATGTTGATCAGAGCAATCCACTAAGAAGTATTCACTTTAATGTTGGTGTTCATACTGTTGGTTTTGTAACCGCATATGATACAATCAACGCTAGATTGTTCGGTACTGGTATCAGTGCAAATGCCAAGACTCTTGGTTTGGGTGAAAACAACCTTGCTGGTAGAGCATCTTACTTCTATACTGGTATTTCTACCACAGTTTCTGCTCCTATCACAACAACAGATACTCAACTTACTCTGACTTCTACAGAAGGATTTAGTAAGGGTGATTATATTATTGTTGGATCGGAAATCATGCGATTCACCAACGATAACATTAATAATGTTCTCCGTGGTCAGTTTGGTACAGTCAACACATCTGCTCCTGTTGGAGCAACCATCAAAAAGATTGATGTTCTACCAATGGAATTGCGTAGACCATCTATTCTTCGTGCATCTGGTCATACATTTGAATATCTTGGTTATGGATCTGGTAACTACTCCACATCTCTGCCACAAAAACAGGATAGAGTTTTAACAGACCAAGAAACACTTGCTGCACAGAAGAAAGAACTTGATGGTGGTAAAGTTGTCTACACTGGTATGAATGACAGTGGTGACTTCTATACTGGATATAAGAGACTATCTTCGATTACTGGTGAAGAAGAAGTTGTTGGCGCGCCAATCTTTACTTACACTGGTGATGATGCAGAGGCAGAAGGAACCAAGAGAGTTTCGGGTGTATTTGATGAAATTCTTGTTAGAGAATCCATCACAGTTGAGGGTGGCGACAATAACAATAGAACATCACAGTTCTATGGTCCTGTAAACTTTACAGAGAAACTTTCCAACAGTTCTGATGATGGTATTGAGACTAAGAACTTCTTCCTGAGAGGTAATGCACCTCAGGGTAAATTGATGACCGTTGGTATTCAAACTCCAACTGGTGCTGCTCGTCCTGGAGACCTTTCATTTACTGGTATTCCCGACAATGGCGGATATGTTGGTCATATCTATGCTGAGGGTGATTGGAGAAGATTTGGTGTTATTTCTAGAGAAAAGAATAGAAACTTCTATACTGTAGATAAAGTTGCTATTGGTGCTAGTGATGGTTCTACATTCACATGGAGAGACACATTAGAAGTTAATGGTGTAACCAAACTCGATCACTTATTTGTTGCTGGTATTGTTACCTTTGCATCCAACCAGACATTCTCTGGTGTCACATATGACTCTATTGTTGTTAAACAGGTTGCAAACTTCTATGCATACAACTTTAGTGGTGGATTCTCTGATGAAGGAATCAAGTGGGAGAACTATGGTTATTATACAATCGTTGATGAAGGTGGAACAGCAAGACTCCATAATGCTGAGGTTGTTGGTACTTATGTTTCCTTCAAGTCAGGTTGTAAAGTTGATTTCCTTGGTGAAATTACTTCTGGTTACACTGGCATTAACTCCATCAAGGGTGACATCACCTGTAGTAATATCTCGGTAAGAGAACAGGATCCTCTCAATGGTAGTGGTAAGTTCTTTGCTGAAGATCTCACAGTTCAAACTGGTTTTGCTACTGATTTCAATGTTGGATCTACTAATGGTGGAGTTCTGACAGTTGGTAATAGATCAGGATCCACACTTAATGGTCATGCAAACATTGTAAGTATCACTGGTCCTGGTATGCCAAATGATACTGGTGGAGGTGCTGTTGCACTACCACCACAAGCTGGCGGTGAAACATATCAGGGTGTTTCTAGAGTTGCTATTACTAGTGCATACATGAATGTTGGTGTTATCACTAACTTCCATGCACCTGCTGTTTCTCATCTACATGAACCAAGAATTGCAACAGGTATTGCAACTGCCTTTGAAGTTACAAATAGTCTAACTGTTAATGATACTGGTTCTAGTGCAACTATTGCCACTCTGAACTTCACCACTGGTACTGGCACAGATCTAACCTTAAGTGGAGATATAGAAGCTCAAGGATCTTCCTCTGTTGCAAGACTCAGAGAAATTGAATTTGATACTCAAATTGTTGGTCCATCTGGAATCATCAATAACATCAAGGCCACCACACTAAATCCAAAAACTAACAGTACTCTCACAATCAATGCCACTGATGTAACTATCACAAACAGTCTAACAATCAGTGCTAGTGGTTCTACTGGTAGAATTAACGATTTTGCAACGAAGGAAATTAATGTTGACGCTAATGGTGAAATTAACACACCTAAGTTGACAGTTGGTAATGCTAGTGCAGACCAAAATGCTGACGCTAAGATTAGATATCTGAATGGATATACTGCTCAGGGTGTCACCCAACTTGATATTAATTGTGGCAATAATGGTAAGGTAACTGCCTTCCAGTTAATTTCCACCACTGCTGGTGGAGTCGCACCATTTGTAGTTACTTCTACCACCAAAGTCAATAATCTAAATGCTGACTTACTTGATGGTATGAATACATCTTCTACCAATCAAAGTTCTGCATCGATTGTTAGTAGAGATAGTTCTGGTAACTTCAAAGCTAACCAAATTACTGCAACGAAGTTCATTGGAGGAGAATTCAGTGGTACTAACTGTTCATTCTCTAATGTAAATGCTAGTAAGTTTACAGGTCCGTTAACGGGTAATGTAACAGGAACTGCATCTAATGCAACCAAAGCAGTAGATGTTGATGTTGCAAAAGGTGTTCTATACAACACTGGACAAACTGCAACACAAGTCTCTAGTAATTTCTATTATGAGTCAAATACACTATATGCTCCTCTCTTCCAAGGTAGTTTCAAAGGTAATGGTTCTCAAGTAACCAACATTAATGCCGACAACATTACCAGTGGATCGCTACCAGCAAGTCTAATTGACAACTTAGATGCAAGTAAGATTACAAGTGGAACTCTTAATAAAGATAGAATCCCAACTCTGAACCAGGATACAACTGGTAAAGCAGCTAAAGCAGATGAGGTTCTAGTTGCTGGTGGAGGTCTCAGTGGCAGTTGGAATTATATTATCATGCAGAATGGAACTGGTATCAATCATCATACCAGAATGAGAGTTGATGGTTCCCTTAAGTGGAACAATAGTAGCAATACATTGAGTGCTGCTGGTGATATTATTGCGTTTGCATCAGATGATAGACTTAAGTCTAATAAAAAGACTATTGAAAATGCACTTGAAAAAGTACGTTCCCTAAGTGGTTTCACATTTAACTTCAATGAAACTGGCGAGGAAATTGGTCATCCAATGGCACCTAGACATGCTGGTGTTTCTGCTCAAGAAGTTGAAAAAGTTCTCCCAGAAGCAGTAAAACCTGCACCAGCAGATGAGAAGTACCTCACTGTTCAATATGAAAAACTTGTTCCTCTGCTCATTGAAGCAATCAAGGAACAGTCTGACCAGATCGATTCTCTCAGACAGGAGATTGAAAAACTGAAATAAATACCAGAAATGGTGATTTTGTGATGCACATTAATTACGTAGATCCTGACGATATTAAAGTTAATCCAGATGCTGTCATCAACAACAAAAAGATAGGAGAAAAGAATCATTCTCTTATTGTTGTTGATGACTTTTTAGTGGATCCAAATAAATTTATTGAGAACTTTGTTCAACATGTTCCTGTTACCCTAAACAGAGTAGCAGATGACTCTATAATGCCTGGATGGATTGGAGAAATTGATCCTAGATTGAAAGAAGTTGATGCTGCATGTACTCAACTTTTGGATATGTATACCGACTTCGATATTCCAGATAATGAAATTGATAGGTATCGTTGGAACTACCAATTAAACGTAATTCATGGTGGTTCTGAGGTTGTAAAAAAATCATTACAACCACATATTGATCCAGCAATGTATGCATGGGTTTTATATCTAAATCAAGATGATGATTGTAGAGGTGGTACAGCATTCTACAAACATTCTATGTCTGGGGATATGAACCTAGAACATATCGATAAGTCTTGGAAAAGAACTGCGGATTATTGGAAATTTAAGGAATGGCAATTTGAAACTATTAGAGATACTCAGAATGATTATGTAGAGTTTGATTCTGATAATATGGATGATGCTTGGGAAGAGTATCACTTTGAACCAATGAAATTCAATAAATTGATTCTCTATCCATCATACATTTATCATACTGCCCTTATGAAACAAAACTGGTTTTTGGACACTCCAAGAATCAGTGTATCTGGATTTATTCATCACTCATGGTTCAACAATTAAAAGATCATATTCATACCCATAATAATGTTCTGAGTACATCTGATCACAAGCACTTCTTAGATCTGTGTAGTAAATTTGAGTTTGAGTTTACTGAACCAAGAGATGTATTTTATAGTCTAGAATCTATGAGATCACATATATGTCTAGATCGTGATGAACATAGAGATCTATGGAATTTATGTCACAAAGTGATGCTGAAAACTATTCCACAGATATATCATCATTATCAAGATATTTTACCTAAAGATGATGATCTTTACGATAAATATAGTGGATACTGGTTATGTAAGTATCCTGAAGGTAGTGGCATATCTTATCATGCAGATCTTGACGGTGATGCTGGTTCAGTTACTGTTTCATATGCAATCAATGATGATTATGAAGGTGGAGAATTGAGATTCTGGAAAGAGTTGAGTTTGGAAAAAGAATCCAACTCTGTTCACATCTATCCAAGTAATTTTTTATATCCACATGAAGTAACGCCAGTAACTGCGGGTACAAGATATTCGATAGTTTGTTGGTTTGGTTATCAAAAAGGACAAGATTGGAGTTAAAAATGGTAGAACTAGAAAGACTTGAAAGAGTACAACAATCAGGAAAATATCCCAATCTTCTTACATCCACCGATGTTGAGAATGTCAAGGCGGTTGTTGAAGCAAATCCAAGTCTATTTGCTTATGGTTGGTCCGATAAAAGATCCACAAGAAGAGATTCTGGTGCAACTTTTTCAAAGAGATCTGATGGAACTAACCTCTATGGATTCTGGTTCAATCATCCAGCAAGAACTGGAAATCATAGACTTTGGGATGGTCACATTTTAAGAAATAACTTATTTAATTATTCATCTGAAGAGATTGGTTATTGGTTTAGCGCAGATGATCTTACATATCCAGAGGAAGAACATATTAGTCTGGATTCTGTGCCATTATTTGAACCATCTATTATGAATCTATGTTCTCTCGCTTCAGAAATCACAGGGAGAACTCAAGTTGCCGATCTAAAAAATGCACTAGACCTTATTAAGAACATAGATGATCTAGAAGATCTCGATTATACTATTAATTACATTATTGTAAACAGAAAGAGACAGACACTAGAAATTGGACTAGAAAAAACCGAAAATGAAACTAGATTTACTCCATTAGTAGAACATTTAACAACAGAAGGTACTGGTGCGAGAAGAAATTGTATAGCAGTTTCTGAACTTATTCAAAGAGATTTTTTAAGTCAGAATGGAGACAATGTTACATCGTTTACTCTGAAGTATGGACCAGGAGGATTGCCAGAAGAAACTACTTTTGTTATTTCAACAACACATAGTAAACTTGCTCCAGTAGGTACTTCGCCGCAAGATAACTATCAAGTCTTCCAATCAAGATCTGCATCACATAGAAACTTTGTCTGTGGAACATCAAGTATTTGCAATGAATATGGTTGGATTAAAGAAGTCATTAAAAATGAGATCGACATCTGGGAAGATGAAGATCTCTTAGAAAATGTTTATGGAGTAACTAAGATTACTGCTAATGAGTCTGGAACTGTAACTGAAATTATCTATGGATTTAGTGGACCAAAAAGTGGCAATCAACCAACGTTTACAGCACCACTGATTAAAGATTAAGTGAGTCTAAATCCTCCACTATGACTGGTGGTAAAGTTACCAAAACCGCCACCACCGCCGCCATTTTGTCCATCTCTTCCATTGCGGTCGCCTCTGAAACCGCATCCGCCCTCTTGCTCTCTGCCGTTTTCTCCTTTTCCTCCCTTTTGTCCGCCTGATCCATTGCTACAGAAGTTACCTCCTGAACCTCCATCACCACCTCTACCACCTTTTCCTGCTCCACGTCCTTCTCCGCCTTGACCGCCTTGACCACCTTCTCTGTAATCACCTTGATTCATTTGTCTCCAAGAACTTCCAGTCCAACGGTATCCTTTTCCTGATCCACCTCGGCCTCCATCGCCGCCTCTTCCTCCCTTACCACCATTTTTTTCACATTTTTTCTTACTGCCCCAGCAGAAGTAACCTGAACATCTTTTAACGGAACCGTGTCCTCCACCTCCGCCATCTCCTCCGCGACCACCGCCGCCTCCACCACCACCAGCACCTCGAATCCTATTGGTGAAATCACCATTGCGAATCTCTAAGTAAGAAGCAACGTGCATAGCGTGTCCACCTGCTTGACCACCTCCACCATTTTCACTCCCAGGATCTCCAGCAAAACCAAGAACTTTTCCATTTACTCTAAGTTCATTGTCTCCACCAGAACTATTATTCCATCTAAATCCTGGTTGAGACTGACTCAATGAACCACAGTGTCCAGTGATAACAATTCTTTTATTAAAAGAAGTATTTGTCCAAATTGTTTCGTTATTAACAATTTGCCATCGTGCATTTAAGTGTGCAAAGTTACCGTTGCAATTATAAACAACACCAGTAGCAACATCTCTTAGTTCTGATGCAGCAAATCGACCACTAGTAGGAACCTGATTGTTAACACTAACATTAACAACCGCTTTACCTCTATAGTATTCCGACAGTTTGACAGGATTACTTCCACCTAACTGTTCTTGGAAACCACTCCATTTCAGATCACCACTACCGCCAAATTTTCTCGTGTAGTTTGTGACAACCTGTCCACCACCAATCTCAAAGTCTGCAATTTGATTACCTCCTCCAAGTGCCTGTTGAAGTTCTGGAGAAAGATCCGAAATCTGTTCCCCATTCATCATCGCAGTGCGAGGATACTTGAGAGTGAAAGATTCTGTCTTAGTATCTACAGACATGGCAAGATCTCCCTCATCAATATTGACATGATGTAAAGTCTCATCATCACTGTCTATGATGTAGATCTTATTTTTATCGCCATCATATCTTCCAGCAAATGCAGAGATCCATCTCGCACAGTCTCTAAGATCTCTATTTGATTTGTAAGGGACTCCATTATCTCTAAAGATACAGTCTACAAATACAATATCGCCAGATGAGTGACCAACAAACTTTCCAATGGGTCCATCATCAGCAAAAGGTGTATTTTCTACAAATGTTCCTCTAATTATAATGTTGTGTTGACCGTTGGTTCTTTTTTCATCATAAAAGTCATGTTGAAACCACACATAACACTTGAAATCTCCTACAGTTGAGAGTGTCTTATACACCTGCTCATCTGCCATGTATGAATAGTAATTAATAGGCATTTCGGGAGGAACAGGATTGTTGTCAATCTCTTCTTCCTTACGATGTTCTTCTAAAGAATATGTACCCTCAAACAATTCTTCGTTGTTATCCAACATGCCTAATATGGTCTACGTTAGCCTTATTTATCCTAATAAATACTAAAAAACGTGAGATTTATCATGGCAAACTATCAAGCAGAACTTACTCAACGCGCTGAGTCATTAAAAATTGAATTGCAGGAAATGCAAAAGAGTTTTGAACTGAAAAGAGAAGAGTTTCTCAAAGTTCAAGGAGCATTAGAAATGCTTCAAGTATTGGAAAAGGATAAAGCAGAAGAGGATGATGATTGAACTCTGACAGAGTAATTGTATCAAGATGCCAAGGGTCGGTCAAGTGCCGACCCATTTTAATTTCTTATGGGTTGGGGGGTTGACAATCCTGCCATAACCTGACATACTACTTTTGTCTGACGGGGTTTCCCCACGACGACACACACTACAGTCCCTACACGGATTCTTATTATGTCTGGCAAAATTACAGAAGTCGCAGTAAAAGATCTCTCCACCCGCAAGGTGATGCAGAAGGTCACACAATTCGCTACACTCAAAGATTTTTCTCGAATCGTCAAACAAACTGGTCGCGATTGCACGGTACAACGTGAGTCTGTTTGGCGTTTCATTCCTGATAAACAGTCCAAGTATATGAGTGCCCTTGCACAAGGTTACTCCGATACTTCCATCTTTCACCTCATCAACCTTGAGAAATCGGTAGAGATTCTTGAACCGATTGCTCTTTCTTCTGGTGTTCCCCAAGATCTGCAATTCATCGATCACCAGAAGTTGTTCATCTCAAAAGGTTTCAACTGGGTTCACATCGACGGTGGCAATCGTTCCGATACCATTATGGATTGGTACGACAATAAGATTGCTCTTCAACCTGGAAACTATGTGATCCCTACTGGTGAAGGTGATCTGGTTCGCTACACTCTGAACAAGACAAACTACTTCACCTATGAAGTATGTTGTGAAGAGTTTCCTGCTCTGGTTGAGTTTATCGACAACCAAACGATTGCATGGATCGAGTATTCTGGTCTCAATCGTGAAGAACGTCGCGATTTGTTTGAACGTCTGAATGATAACGAGAACCTCAACACTGAGGAACTTCGTAACTGCAGCACATCTGAGATCTGCACAAACATTCGTGAACTGAACTATAAGTACAAGGATCGCTTTGTACTTGACAATGAGAAGAAGACTTTTGTTCTCAAGTCTAATGCAGAACGCTACAAGTTCTGTGCATACCTTGCATCTCTCCTGAACTTCTATACTTTCCGTGGTCAGGTTGATGCTTTCTCTCCCAAGACTCTCGACTCTGATTACAACTCAAACTCTGAGGCAGAGAACAACTTCAAAGACTTCAAAAAGTTCTTTGAATCTACTTTCATGCCGATGGTAAAGTATATCGGTGATTTCACCAAACTTGGTGGTGCTCGTAACCGTCTGATTGATCTTTACTGTGCTCTGGTTGAAATCTATGCAGAGGGTGATGAACTTCATCGTCTAGATAACAACAAACTGGACTATCAATCCTTCCTTGAGTGTTATCTTGAGTTGGTTGGTAAGTATTGGGGTGAGGAAGAAGCACGGTTCGAGACTGGTCGTTCTTCCTGTAAGTTCAAGGATCTGTATGGTGCTAACACCAATTACAAGATGAAGCACCGTCTGGAACTTATCCGTAATGAGTTCATCCCCATGTTGAAAGAACGTGGTATTGTTGTCACTAAGGATAAGACTCGTTATTTCCCTCAGGAATGGCGCCGTATCTTGTGGTCTCGTCAACAGGGTAAGTGTGCTCTGACTGGTGAAATCATCCCCATCACTGATGTTGAGAACGGTGATAAGGTTCACATCGATCACATCATTCCCCACTCAAAAGGTGGCAAGACAGTGATGGAGAATGCTCAACTTACCCTTGCTGGTCCTAATATGGAAAAGAGTAACAAATGACTTCATATCCACTATTTCCAACTCTAGTGGAAGAGTATGACCTTTCGGGGTCCTCTGCTCTTTCCACATTTAAGGAGATTATTGATACTCAGGGACAGAAAGGACATCACTTTCTTGCTGTCACTGGGGAATCAAGTCATGGTCGTTGGGATCCATTTAGAGTTGATGGATCCCGTCCATTGGTTGATCTCGTAGTGGAATGTATGCAGCACTATGTTGATAAGGTACAATTAAATCCAATCATGATTGGTAATGCATGGTATAATGAGTTGCCTCCTGGTGGTTGGACAAAGAGACATCGCCATGAGTTTAGTACAATTAGTGGTGCATTATATTTGAAGTTGCCAAAAAATAGTGGAGATCTTTATTTCGTTTCTCCTCTCCAAGGATATAGAATGTGTGAGTTACATAATGGTCCATCAGAATGGAATGAGTATGAACATGACATGCCAATTAAAGAAGATCATTTATATCTTTTCCCTAGTTGGTTAGAGCATGGTAGTAGAGAAAATAAGAGTGATGAGAGTAGAGTGACCGTTAGTTTTAATACCTCACCATATTTCCCCGATTAACAATAATGGAAATTTTTGAAATTCTACCATCACCTCTCGCCGTAGTACCTTGTCCCTTTCATGAAAAAATGAAAAGGACAATTTTTGATGAGATGGAGAAAATAAAGGATACTGATTGGACAAAATGGGGATCTGATGAACTAAAACATATGGACTCATGTTCATTTCTCGATCTACCTGAGTTGGAAAGATTGTCCATTTGGATTGAGGAACAAGCAGAGATATTTTGTAGAGAAGTTAAAGGAGATCACCTTGTAGATGGTGTCATCGTAACTGATAGTTGGTTAAATGTTTGTGCTCCTGGCGGTATGCAGGGACCACATTATCACACTAATTCATATCTTAGTGGACTCTATTATGTTAATTTTGACGCAGACATTCATGCGCCAACGTATTTCTATAAGACACAGAGTTCCCATATGTTTGCTCCATCGACTCCGAACATATCACTGATGACTGATAAGAATACAAAATATACTGAACCTCAACCATTTACGGCACAAGAGGGAGAGTTAATCTTATGGTCATCGGAATTGATTCATGGATATAAACCCAATCAAGGAGATACTAGGGTTACATTATCTTTTAATATAATGCCTAAGGTTGTAACTAGTGGAGAGTATGGGTGGAAGGTTGAGAAACTGTCCCCCAGAGACCGTCTGGCATGTGTGGAGAACAAAAAATCTGGTAAGATATGGGGAGTTCCACATTTCCAATGACCTACTCATTTACTGCCACAGTTCGCACACAAAATGAAGGTCTCAAACAATTTGTGTTTGAGTCTATCTCTATGAACGCACAAGATGCAAAGATTCAGTGTGAATCTATGACTGGCGGTGAGGTTGTTCACATCCGACCGACCAATCTCTCCTAACCACCTGTTAAAGTGTCACACAGACGCTCCTAGAGGGGTCTCAGGGGTGTATTCTATAAAGGTCAAAGAGATCAACCATGACAACCACAACCACCACAAGTGTTCTGAGTCGTGCTGAGTCACTCTGCGAGGCATTGGTTCAAAACTTCATCAAATACTCGATCAGATCTCACTTGCGTAGTGCTCTGACTTCTGATACACTTTATGGGTCCAAGTATCATCAACAACGTGCAGAAGAACTTGAGAATGGTATTGGTGCCTATAAGTTCTACATCGAGAGTGGACGTAAGTACCACAAAATCTGGATGGAGACTGATGACAACTCCCGATCAGTTCATGCATTTGTTGATAAAGTGACTGGTGATGTATATAAACCTGCATCAGTCAAATCACCCGCTAAAGGTGTTCGATTCAATCTCATGAATGATGCCTCTTTTAATCAGGTTATCTCTACATGTGATTGGGCAGGTAGTTACCTTTACATGCGATAAATAAACCGCTCACATAGAACTTATTATGGCAGATCAACGCGCTTCCGTACATACACAGGAACGACTACAAAAACAACTAAGTGCCACAATGGCAACGGTAGGTGAAATTGACCGCCGTCTTGGTGAACTAGAACAACTGGTTTTAGGTTCAATTCACAAAACTCAGGCAGATGTTGTGCATCTTGCTAATGAAGTTGGTGCAATCCGTGATAAGATTGCAGTTGGTGAAAAGTTTGACATGGTAACACCAGTTGCCACAGGTCCAGACGAAACACAACAAGGAAACGCTCAACAACAACCACCCGATTTTCTCTAATTATGAACAACGAATTTGAGTATCAGTACAATGATTTCGATGAACTTTATGAAGCAATGATGGAAACTGGTCCCGAAGATTGGTTGCCTAGTAGTGGTATCCGAGAGACTTTTGATCCCGAAACTGAAAAGATGCTCCGTCAGTTCTGACCATGTGACGGTTATCACTCTGTCCACCCCCTTGTGAAAGGGGGTTTTTTTGTGTATAATAGTTCTATCGACGGAACGACTTTGACCATCACACTTCGCCCGCATCAGGAACGCATCATCAACCGTATGCTTTCCTACAACAAAGGTCAAGTGATTGTGCCCACTGGTGGTGGCAAGACTCTGACCATGATTATGGACACCAAGAAACGCCATGAAGTTATCAACAACGGCACTACCACCGTTGTTGTTGCTCCCCGTATCTTACTTGCAGAGCAACTGTGCTCTGAGTTCATGGAGGTTATTGATCCTAACAACAGTGATCCTTATCTGCATGTGATGCATGTCCACAGTGGTGAGACACATTACACTAGCACAACTAATTCTGATAAGATTCACCTCTATGCTAATTGTGCTCGTAGTATGGGTGAGAACTGCATTATCTTTACCACTTATCATTCACTCCATCGTGTGATGAATGCTGACATCGAAGTCAACACAATCTACTTCGATGAAGCACACAACAGTGTGCAGAAGAACTTCTTTCCTGCCACTGAGTTCTTTGCAGAGAACGCAGATCGTTGCTATTTTTATACTGCAACTCCCAAACATTCTCTGACTCCTAAGAAACCAGGAATGAATGATGGCAAAGTTTATGGTCAGGTTCTTATCAATGTTCCTGCTCCTGAACTTGTTCAACAGGGTTACATTCTCCCTCCTAAAGTTGTAGTTAAGAAACTGCCCTTGGTTAAAGGTCGCAAGGTCATGTATGCGGAGGATGCAGACAACTTGCTTGAGACTATTGATGACAATAACATCAATAAAACTCTGATCTGTGCTCGTACTACGAAACAGATTATTGGTCTTTTGTCTCAGTCTGACTTCTGTCTTCAACTTCGCAAACGTGGTTATTCTTGGATGACGATCACATCTAAGACTGGTGCAATCATTGACGGTAAGAAAGTCAATCGTGAGCAATTCTTCGATACTCTCAATGCATGGGGTAAAGATGACACCAAGAAATTTGTAGTCATTCACCACTCTATTCTGTCTGAGGGTATCAACGTCAGTGGTCTTGAGGCAGTCATTTTCATGCGTAACATGGACTACATTGGTATCAGTCAGAGCATCGGACGTGTGATCCGTTTGGGTAGCACTGAGAAGACTTTTGGTCTTGTTTGTATTCCTACCTATGACTCTGTTGGTATCAGCACCGCCCGCAAAGTGCAGGCAGTTGTTGATGTTGTCTTCAATCAAGGTCAACCTGCTATTAGTGAGATTCGTCGATAATGTGGAGAATATGGGCAAAAGCATTAGGTGAAAAGTATGGACGAAATGACAGAGAGGCAGATATTATTGCTGGCATACGCACCCTTATTTTTGTTTCTTACTTGGTCACTAACTGCTTTATTGTATCTGGCGTAATTCGCCACTGGAATAACATACCAAATGAAAAACAAGTATCACAATCACAACTCAACTCTTTTAGATCCTGAACCATTGCTATCATATGTTTCACCAGATGGCATGTGGGCAATAGTACCAGCAGGAAAGAAGTTTGCTCTAATTCATCATGGAAAGATTATTGATTATGGTAGATCTTTCCAGAGCACACAAAATAAGATGCTTCGGTATCAAAAACCAATGAAGAAAGTGTCACAGAGCAAGAGGAACGCGCTCTCTGATGCCTTACAATAACACTGTCACACAAACCAAAATGACTAAGACTAAAACCAAACGAGTTTCAGTGACTCCACTATCTCGTAAGGCAAAGAATCGGTTTGCTAATGAGATGAATAGTTTCCATACTTGCACTGTTGAAGGTCAACGTGAGATGGCAGATGGTTCTCAGTGGTTGTTTCTGAAATCACTCAACGAATGTTACTTTTTCTGGGTAAATGCCAAAGGTAACATGGACTGGAAAGTTGAACGTTGACAAACTAATCAAATCACACTAAACTCAAACAAATGGAGTCTATCATGATTGACAAAATTCGTGACAACTGCCTTGACAATCTAGAAAACACTTATGCATCACGTCTAGAAGTATTGGTTGATGAAGATCGATACGATGATGCAAGAGCAATCGTAAGTGAGATGGTTGTTGATGATGCAGAAGAACTTGAGTGGACTTTCATCGATGATATGAGTCAGTTCACTGATGCTGACATTCCACATTTACATTGGTCAGAAAGTGAGTAAAGACAAAAGGGTCAGTCAACATGTAACTGACCCACTTAAAGCACACCTTAAGTTCTTAAAACAATTAAAAAAAGATCTTAAGAAACCAGGCACTAAACTTCGCAAACGAGACAAACGAAAATGACTGTAGCACAACTTAATCTCTTCGGCATTCCTGTTAATAGGATTACTCTGCCTGATTGGGATAAACTTAAACCACAGTTGCTTGAGATGATTGATCTCGATGGTGATGAATATAAAAATGAAACATGCACAACTGATTTCTTTCATGTTGGTGCCTTCGATGGTAAAGGTCGTGCAAATGGTCATCCATACCTAGAAAAGTTCTGGGAGTTGGTTGGTCCATCGATTGAAGAATGTTGGCAGATGATGAGTCTACCACCACACAAAGATCCTAGTGAGATTCAACTTTGGTCTCAGAGATATTATCGTGGAGATTATCATGACCTACATAATCATGGGTTTGGTAATATGTCAGGCGTTCTTAATCTTGAACATGATCCTGCACTACATTCCTCCACTAGGTTACAATGTCCATACCTAGATCCTCTCTATGGTAGACTCACAATGATGGAACTGCCAGATGTTAATGAGGGTGATATTATTCTATTCCCTGCTGCTTTAGGTCACGAATCTACTGCAAATCTTCATGATGAACCTAGGACAATTATGTCATTTAACATTCCTATTCAATAAAATGTACCATCTCGATTGTTTACTAACAAAGGATCAGTATGCTATCTTAGAAGATGCATTGTATTATTATTCAGAGTCAAAGTCTGAAGCAAATGATGATGCAAAAGTGATTGCAATCGAACAACTGGAGACACTAATTGAAGAAAGCGCGAGAAAAGTTCCCGTATGAAATGTTTCCCATTCGATTGGAAACTAAAGAGGTTGTGTGTCACTTTCAGTGCATGGAACACGCTCAGACGTATATAAAGAGACATAAACTTAGAAAACCAAAGTATAAACTAGAAGAAAGACCCTCCGAGTGAGGGTCTTTTTTTATGGCAAATCGCCTTTTATATAAAAAGCGTTCAAAAACAGCAGCATCATCGTTTTGGGGGTGTGCTTATATAAAAACTGTCACATAGGGGACAGACATGGCGTTTTCTGTGAGTTATTATATACTCATGAAAAACACCCACCTCGAGCACCCAGAAGACGCGATTTTATATAATCGCGAGACTTTTGACAAAATGCTTCATTTTTTGCGTGATCGTAGCAGCACTGCCACTGTAAAGTGGGACGGTGCTCCTGCTATAGTATTTGGCACATATGAAGGAAAATGGTTTGTTGGTACTAAAAGTGTATTCAACAAAGTAAAAGTCAAGATTAACTATAGTCATAATGATATAGAAGTCAATCATGGCGATTCTCCTAGAGTTGCTGCTATCTTACATACATGTTTTGAATGTTTGCGTAAAACTCCTGGTATTTGGCAGGGTGATTTTATAGGTTATGGCGGCACTAATAGTTTCACTCCCAACACTCTTACATATAACTTTGACGAGACGATTGATAAGGGTATTGTTGTAGCAGTTCATACTCATTATCAGGGTAAGGATCTCAAGACAATGTGTGCTGATTTCAATGCTCAGTGGGATAGATATGAACGTGGAAGTAATACTCGATACTTGAACACTGATGCACACTTTACCGCCCGTAGTCGTAGAATTGACTACCTTATTAATTTTGCTTCTATGGTTGCAAATTTTGTTAGATTTCCTGATGAAAAGAGAGGAAAAGAACTGAAAGTTGCAGTCAATAAGTGTATCCGTGAGGGTACAGATATTGCCAATGCAGGTATGGGTCCGACCATGACATTGCTCTACAAAACTATCATGGAGATCAAGCGATTGATGATGAAGGGTATCACCTCTGATGAGAACGTTCAAGTTCAGTTTGAGGGTGAAGATTGTGACCATGAGGGTTATGTTGTAACCAATAATCATGGCACTTACAAACTAGTCAACCGTCGTGAGTTTTCATATCGTAACTTCACCACCGCCAAAAAGTGGTTGGACAATGGTAAACCAATCGCTTTCAATGTTAGGAACTAAATCCTAAATAAGTTATCCTATTTTTTAACCACAATGACAAGATTTGGAGATCTGCTGGGTGGGAAGTCTGCACCCGAACCAACACCTGCTGCGGCACCTGAAATTGAGGAAAAAACCGTAGTTATTAAAGATGAACCCAAAATGATGGACTTGGAAGAGTCTGACGGTGCAGATGTGCTGACTGAAGATAAACCAGAAGAGAAAAAAGCAGATAAACACTATAATTTTATCAGAGAGTGAGTGGACAGTCGGATAAAGTGTCCACTACCGCTTGAAAACTGACCTGATCCGTGCGATATTAAAGAAGTGGAGGGGAGACCCGACACAACACACCGAGAGGTAAATCAAATGTGTCTCCTTCCGCGAGACCGCCTCTCTCACATTTTCTTCTTCATTCATGTCAACTAACGCTCGCATTGGTCTTCAACTTAACGGTGGAATTGTCAGTGTTTATCATCACTGGGACGGTTATCCTCAGTGGTTGGGTGTTCAACTCACCACAAAATACACCAATAAAGAAGACATTGCCGAACTGATTGATGGTGGCAACATGTCATGTATCGCTTCTGATACTGACTGGAATCGTAAAGAGTGTAAAGAACACGTTCAGTATTATACTGGTCGTGGTGAATCTATCGACGAAAATGCACCTAAACTTGCTGAGTCGATGACCGAGTATTTTGAGCAGTGTGACAACTGCGGTGCAGAATACGCTTACGTTTTTGACAACGGTGAGTGGTTCTGTTATGATACTAAAACTTGGTCCGATTCTTTCGGTCAACTTGTTGACATCCCTCAGGAGGTTTCAGCATGAGAATTGCACTTTCTGCCATCGTTGTTATGATTGGTGCTCACATGTTGATCAGCATTCTTGACTCTAACATGATGAAGACCATTGAAACTCGGAATGAGAAACTATGTCAAATGGATCAATCGCTCTGCCAAAAGTAGATGTTCCAATGAGAATTATAGGCAGCATTCTTGTGATTGCTGCCTATTTTGTTGTCTTGCATGTAAATGTATATCTTGGCGTGACAATGAACCTCATTGGTGATACACTGTCAATGCCATATTTCATAAGAACTAAATCCTATGACGTTGTGGTAATGCTTACATTCCTCATGGTCATTGGTCTCTCTAAATTAGTATCAACTCTGTCATGACTGAAGAAAAAACTGAACAACGCAAAGCAAAACTTTCTGATTCTTTTGGTGGCACTGTAGAGAAAAATATCCCAGAAGATGCTGAATGGATTGATGATGCTTTTTACATTAAAAAGACACGTTTCGGTCTCTATACTTCCATTCTAAAAGAACCTCTCGGTCAACATTTTATCACTGGACTAGAGTATGAAGCAGTGCTAACTATGTCACGTTGGCATCTTAAATGCCTGCAAGATGGATCGCTTGATGATTACACTCGCGTCGTCAATTCTGGTGTCGTTGGTGGTAAACTGTGATTGAACTTCCTCCCGATTTTATCCATGAACCACCAGCAGGATTCAGATACAAAGTTAAAGACTTTAAGCGTAATGTGCTTTCTATTTGGTTACACCATCCCGATTGTTACAGTTATACTAGCGATCCTGTTGCTACGATTTGGGGATTTTACAACACCAAAAAACAGCAGTATTATGCGCCAAGAAATGCTAAATCAGTGGGTGACCCCGTAGACATCAAAAATACACGCAATTATACTGCTATGCAAATTCATTACAAAGGTTTGGAGTCTTTCTTTTGTTAGTATTAATCACAGGACATAAAGGTTTCATTGGTAGACATGTATATGCTGATTGGCAACAACAATTAGGCAAAGAATGTGTGCATGGAATTGATATTCCTGATGATATTGCCAATTTCAATGGTGGAAACTATGATCTAGTCATCCACCTTGCGGCATTTGCTAACATTCGTGAGAGTTTAGCATTCCCACACAAATTCTATGAGAACAATGTAACAAAGGCCCGTAAGTTGTTCGATTGGTGTAGAGAAACTGACACACTGTTAATGTATGCCTCATCGAGTGCAGTTGATGGAAAATACTGGGAAAATCCATACGCAATGAGCAAATGGATCAACGAAGTTATGGCGCCTCCTAACTCTATTGGAATGAGATTCACCACAGTATATGGTGAGAATAGTCGCCCAGACATGATGTATAGAATGCTTGAGGATAAGACTGCCACTTATGTAACAAACCACACCAGAGATTGGATTCACGTTGAAGATGTATGTTCTGCCATTCGTTATCTTTCTTCTAGTACGATTAGAGGTCCTGTATCAGTTGGGACTGGCGTCTCAGTTAGTGTAAAAGAGTTGGCAAATAAAATGGGTATGGGTCATCTACCAGTCAGAAAACTGACCCCAGGTGAGAGACAAGATAACACGGCAGATGTTACACTATTGCGTAGCACTGGATGGAATCCAACTCACAAATTATTATGAAAGAGTTTGATTATGACCTTGATTACAAACAACTTGATTTTACAGATGAAGAAACTCGCAAACTTTATCGCATTGGAAGGGGAGAACAAGGAGTGCTATTGGTACGCCCTTACACTAACGATATATGCGCTCATTGGCGATTTGTAGA